ACAAGTACCGAAGGACAAGAGTAGCGGTATACCAAAAAAATATCTATCAGGTATTAAAGGAAGGCAAAGAACACAACTTGCTAACCTTACCAAACGTATCAGCAAACTAGCAAGAGAAGGCAAACGTATTCCACAATCATTGATTGACAGGAGGGTGAAACTTGGCAAAAACTAAAGCAAAACCAATTAGTGCAACTGTGAGAAAAACACTGAGGCAAAAAGCCAGTAAAAGTCGTTTTACCACAACAACACTTGCCAAAGTATACAGGAGAGGACAAGGTGCTTTCCTCACAGCAGGATCTAGACCAGGCATTGGCATGAACCAATGGGCCATGGGTAGAGTAAACAGTTTCTTACGTGGATCGAGACGACATGATCTTGATCTAAGAAGAAAGAAATAACAACAACATGAAACGTTACCACAAACTTAATTACAAAATTACCAAGATCGAAAGACATCTTGATAAGTTGATGAAGCAATCAAAACATAAGGTGAAATGCTGTTTGAAGCGTTGGGTTTGTTGGTGGGAAAAAATAAAGGAGAGCATAATGGCTAGAAAAAAGAAAAAGCCTATGGCGTCTAAAGGTGGCAGACGTGGTGGCAAGAAAAGAAGAGGTTAATTGGACTGAATACTTTGCGTCCATAGTGGCAGTTTGTCCATGGAGCAAGGCATTTTGGGCCAAACAAAAAATTGACATCCAAAGATGGCGTGGTGAACAACGTATCACGCCTTTGGGTGATTATGTGGCACGTATGTGGCTACACCCCAACGCAAGTGGCAGAACACTTTGCAATATCCATTACAGATTAAATGAACAACGCACAAATGAAGAATGGTTGTATTCTCATCCACAGTACCGAGGGCATTCTACACCCACACCAGTTCTAATACAACAAGACATCACTGTATTAAATAATGCAAGAAAAGGAAAACTAAATGAATCCAAGACTAGTACACAAACATCTGTTGGTAAGGGCTGAAGTTAATTCACCACCATTGTTCAAAGACAGAGAACTTGTTGACAACAGCATGAAACAATTAATCAAAAACATTGATATGAACATACTGTCGGGACCACACACCAAATGGTCAGATGTTGAAGGCAACGAAGGATACAGTTCAGTTGCTATCATTGATACAAGTTCAATAACATTTCACAGTTGGAAAGATGGTGTAATACAATTGGATGTTTACAGTTGCAAGGACTTTGCAATTAAAAAAGTTTTTATGTGGTTGGCACAGTTTGATTTGGAAAAAGTAGATTACAAATACATTGACAGAGATCAAGGATTTAAAACACTAGACAACAATGAATTAAGTTGGTGGGACAACAAACAATACAACACCAGTTGGCAAGACGAGGTAATGTACGACTGATGGATAATTTTTTATCAAAGTTTTTTGGAGCCATAGACAAACTAACTGACAAAGTGTTTGGAGTAAAACGTTGCAGTTGTGGACACACATCACACTGTAATAAAAAATGTACTGACTGCAAATGTGAACACTGCAACTGTCCAGTTGAAAAGAAAAAATTTAGAAAACAATTAGAAAAATTAGCAAAAAAAGATCCGTTCATATACAAATAGGAGACACAATGCCAAAACCAACACAACAAATGAAAGCCAATGCAAAACGTGCCTTGCGTTTAAGAGATCAAGCACCAGCCAGTCGTAAAGGAATGACACCTGTGGGATTAGCCAGAGCAAATCAATTTGCTGGTGGCAAAAATGTAAGTTTAGCCACAGTAAGAAGAACATTCAGTTATTTGAGCAGAGCAAAAACATACTACCAGCCAGGCAAGAACACACCAGGTACCCAAGCATACCTAGGTTGGGGTGGCAACGCAGGTTTAAGTTGGGCAAAGAAAATATTAAAGAAGTAAATGCCATACAAAGGAAAACTAGACGGACAAGCAATTGAAACGTCAGTCAGCATAGCATTAGACAATGCTTACAAAGAATACAAAGAACTTAACAGGCGCACAATAGAATGGCAATCCAAACAGAGTGCATTCAAGGCAAGGAAGGCATTGAAAAAAATAAAGGACCTTGCACACCTAAGAAAACTTGAACTTTTAACATTGTACACTATTGATCCAAAACGTCAGCCTAAAACCTAAAATATATTCATACGTACATTAAACACGTAAATACACAGGTAAATAAACACACAACTCCAAAGGAGGAACTGATAATGGAACAGTATGCAAATCCAGAAGTCAAAACTGCCGAGAACATTGAGAACAAAGCAGATGACTCTAAAGTTAGTCCAACTAACAACCAATCTCAAGAAGAGGTATCAACACCTAAAACATTTACTCAAGACGAGTTTAATGACGCAATGGCGGCTGTACGTAAAAAGACAGAATCCAATGTGCTTAAAAAATTCCAAGGAGTAGACGTTGAAAAGTATCGTTCTATGTTAGAAAAGGAAGAAGAAGTAGTACTTGAGGAACAGAAGAAACGAGGTGAATTTGAGAAAATACTTAAGGAAACTGCTGAAAAGAAAGACCAAAGGATTGCTCAATTACACGCACAGTTGAATTCAATCAAGGTTGATGATTCACTGCTTCAGGCTAGTAGCAAATACGGCGCTATTAATCCGGAGCAAGTCGTAAGGCTAGTCAAAGACCAAGTTAAATTGAATGACACTGGAGATGTTGAAGTTGTGGATAAGAATGGAACTCCACGCTATGCTGAATCTGGAGAACCTTTATCGGTTGATATGTTGGTAAAAGAGTTCTTAGATAATAATTTGCACTTTATAAGTGCAGGCCCATCAGGTAGCGGAGCAAAATCAAATACACAAACAGACGGCGTGAAACCAGTTGATATCACCAAGTTGGATATGAAAGATCCAGCACAAAGAGCAATCTATGCTGAGTACAGAAAAACACAAGGCATAGGTTAACATTAACACGTTAGACTATAGGAGATAACAAAATGGCTAATGAAGTAAAACTAGCATCCGGTGGTGTTGATGATTTAATATCATCAATCGTAGCGGAAGCACAATTCGTGGCGGCTGAAAGATCTGTAATGAGAAATCTTGTTAAGACTTTTACGATCCCACAAAACAACGGTGGAACGGTATTACAAGTGCCGATCTACAGTACACCAGCGGCGGCGGCAGTTGCAGAAACTGTTGACTTGGCAAACACTGCTGTAACAACATCCAAAAAAGATATTACACTTGGTGAAGTAGGTGTAATGACTACTGTAACTGACTTGGCGTTAAACTACTCAAAACAGAACGTTATCAGTGACATTGGTAGACTTTTTGGTGAAGCAATCGCTAAGAAAATTGACCAAGACTTAACTGGTTTATTCTCAGGCTTCTCAACTTTTGCATTAGGCAACGCAACTGACACGCAGACAGAAATGACTGCGGCTCACTTATTTGCGGCGGCGGCAAAATTAAAGAATGCTGGAGTACCAGGACCATACTTTGGTGTTTTCAACCCAGCGTCAATCTTCAACATGAAGAAAACTATGACTTCAACATTCGTACCGCAAGGTAACACAGGAGTTGTCAACGCGGCAATGACTGAAGGTTATGTTGGAAGAATAGCAGGTATCGATATTTTCGAAACTTCAAATGTTGTGGCTGACTCGGCTACAAGTGCCGTAAACTCTGTGTTCAGCAGAGATGCACTTGCGATGGCTATGGGCTCAGACATGAAAATTGCTACTCAAAGAGATGAATCTTTAAGAGCTACAGAAGTTGTTGCAACGGCTGTATACGGTGTGTCTGAATTACATGACTCATACGGTGTACAAATACCAGTAGACGCAACTATATCATAATAATTGATTGGAGGTTTATACCTTCGCTCAGTTTACAAAAAGGGCGGCCCAGTGTCGCCCTTTTTTATTAGTGCTTAACACATAGGCACACGCAATAAATAAGTTTTAGCAAGAAGGACTTGCACACACTTTAACAGGAGGACTCTTAAGTGGCTAACTTTACAACAGATGCAGATCTTGAACAATACGAGCCTGACATCAAAAACTATGGAATCCAGGATTATTCGGATCTCCACACACTATCAACAGCAGACGTAAAAAGAGACATTGAAATAGAATGGTGGCCTAGAGCAAACTATGGTCGTTATGATCTATCTGCAGGTACTACAACAACATTTGAAGACAGTTTGCTTGTAGACAGCCAATGGACAAGATGTGCAGTGTACCATGTGTTGGGACATTACATCTACCCACGTCTAAGCACGTTCTCTCCAGAAGGTGATGTATTCAGAGAAAAAATGGCATATTACAGACAAGAATACAGAACAGAATTTGACAAAATTTTAAGAGTAGGAGTCAAGTACGATTTTGATAGTTCCGGAGATATCTCAGTAGGAGAAGATAAACCCACGCACTTCAATCGTCTTGTAAGATAATTGAATGAGTGCAAGAGAAAACATAGCGATTGATATCGTTGAACAATTAAAGAATATGTCTAAACCAGGAGCAGTCTTGGTTAGCAGAGAATTCTTTGATTTTGAAAAACTAGCAATCACACAGTTTCCAGCAATACTTGTTGTTAGTGGCAATGAGGAAAGAGAAGACATCAGTATGTCAGAAAGACAAGGCACACTTGAAATAGAACTACGATGTTTTGTCAGAGGCAGTGAACTGGACACAGCAAGAAATAATCTAATTACTAACATAGAAAAAACATTGGAGTTAAGCAGAGATAGAAATATAACTGTTGACAACACTGCCACACACTACGTACAATCATCAATTAACAACATAGAAGTCGTTGAAAGACAACAACCACTAGGGCAGTTCAATGCAACACTTTCAGTGACTTATGCTTACAAGAGAGGTAATCCATAATGTCAATACAAATGTATGATAAACAAGGGAATTCAAAAATAGTCGACAACCCACAGGTTCAAGACCATTTGAGATCAGGCTGGAAATTTAAAAAACCTGCTGTGACTGAGAAGCCACAGGAAGAAATCCAAACACAACCAAAACCAAGACAAAGGCGTATGCGAATATTGAAGGCAGACGCTGAAGTCATTAACAACAACAAAGAGGAGGAATAGAAAATGGCTACAAACACAGCAGTCTATTCAGGAACACAAGGAGTCGCACATTTTGACGTGGGCGGTTCTGTAACACCAGTTGCTTCCATTATATCTTTTTCTGTATCACAAACAGGTGATGCGATTGAGACTTCAGCAATGGGATCTACTTCAAGAACTTATCTACCAGGACTAACAAACTATACTGGTTCGATGAGTGTATACTTCAGAGATGACGATGCGGCACAATCTGCATTGTTTTCAGCACCAGGAGCCGCGGCGGCATCAGTAGAACTGTTTCCATCAGGTAGAACAACTGGTATTAAACTATCTGGAGAAATAGTCGTTACGTCACACGAAATTACAGCGGCGAACGATGGGGCAGTTACGGCGGAAATATCCTTTCAAGGATCTGGCGCTTTAACTAAAGCAGACCTTTAATATTTTATAATATGACAAAGGTTACCTTTAATGCAAGTTCTCTCACCAAAGCGTTGGAGAAATCTGTTGAAAAGATTTCAAAAATTATAAGTGAGGATGTGCTTAAAGGGGTCAGACGTAGATCACCAGTGCGTTCAGGCCTGTTCAAAAGAAGTTGGCGTATGAGTGGAGGTAAGAACAAATATAGAATTACTAATCCACAACCATACGGACACGCACTTGAACATGGCAAGAGTGGGCAGGCCCCAGACGGTGTCGTCGGACCAACATTAAGAAACATAGGAAAATAGAGGAGATATAAGATGAGTATAACAGACAAAATAGCGAAGCACTACCAATCAAGTATTAGTGGTGATTTGAAAAAAATCCACGTGGAGGAGTGGGACACTGACGTTTATTGCAGAACCACATATCCACTTAAGGATGAGGCTAAGATCCTTGAATTACAAACTCAAGGAAAGACTGTTGAAGCACTTGTTGAAAGTATAATTGTAAAAGCCAGAGACAAAAACGGCAAACGATTATTTCAAGATGCTGACAGGATCAAATTGATGAATGAAGCGGACCCAACGGTTATTATTAAAGTTGGTGGTGCTATCAATAATGCAAAAATTGATCTTGATCAGGAGACTGCTTCAAAGGAATAGAGTCTAATGTCGAGTTACAGTTTGTAATGATGCTGGCAGACAGATTAAAAAAATCTGTTGAAGAAATATTACAGATGACGACATTAGAGAAACAGTTGTGGGCCGGTTTCTATTTGTTTGAACACAAACAGAGTAAAAAAACTATGGGTAAACAACCGGCACAAGTGCCAACAAGGAGACGTAGATAATGGCTGATGCAAGACAAAGGCTTTTAATTGAAATAGCAGTTAAAAACCAACAGGCGTTGGGTAACGTCAATAACAGTCTTAAAAAGATTGAAAGAAACAGTTTAACAATGGGCAAGGCTGTAAAAGGTGCCTTGGGTGCTTTTGCCATTATCGGTGGTGCTAGACTTATTGGTGGACTTGTAAACACAGTTAGAACTTTTGAAGACCTTAGAGCAACACTTGTAACCATTGAAGGTGATGCACAAAAAGCCGGTGAAGCATTTGATCTCATAAGAAAATTCACAGCAGGAACTACGTTCCAATTGGAAGAAGTATCCAACGCATTCATAACATTTAGAAATGCTGGATTGAATCCTACTCAAGCAATGATGACAGACATTGGTAACATTGCCGCAGGTATGGGTAAAAGAATTGATGATGTAGCAAGAGCAGTATTCAACGCCACAACTGGTGAATTTGAAATGCTTAAACAACTTGGTATCAAGGTTAAGACAGAAGGTAAAAATTTAACTGTTAACTTCAGAGGCACAGCCAGAACAATTAAAAATGATGGAAAAGAAATTGTTGCTTTCTTAAGAGAAATTGGAGAAGTAGAATTTGCTGGAGCCATCGATGCAAGGGCAAAAACACTATCAGGTGCATTTAGTAACTTGCAAGATCAAATTGCCGAGGTAGCAGTTGCAATTGGTGAGGGAGGTTTAAAAACTGAACTTACAGAAGGTGCAAGAGAAATGACAAAACTCTTGAAAAATACTCCTGAAGTAACTAGAGCACTTGGCAAAATGGGAGAACTTATAGGAAAAACTTTAAATGTTCTTTTAAAATCATTTGTTGGTTTATTGATAGGAATAGGTAAAGCATATGACTTTATAGCAGGCAAAGTAAATGTATTCCTTGGAAACACAGATGAAGCCATAGTACAACAACGTAAATTTAATGAAACATACAAAACATATTTCAATGATATGAATGCTATGTTGCCTGTGCAGAAAAAAATAAATGATGCAACTGCACAAGGAACAAAAGTAAACAAAACTTATGAAATGAAAATGGGTGAAATGAATCAAACTGTGGAAGAAGCCGCAGAAGCCCAAAAAAAATATAAAAAAGCAACAGAAGATGCACAAAAAGAAACGGCGGCAATTGCGGCAAGGTTTGCACACAACGTTACACTTTTAGATTTAACTATTGACGGATTTAATCAAGTAAACAGCACGGCTGTTGATGCACTAACAGATGTTGTAATGGGTGCCCAAACTTTACAGGAAGCATTGGGTACTATTGCCAAAGTTGCACTAAGACAACTTATTGCAGGATTTATACAACTGGCTATTGTTACACCAATACTAAACAAATTGGCAGAGATGTTAGGGTTTGACATGGTAAGTGCAACACAAAAACAAACCAATGCTGAAAAAGAATTAAACAGAGAATTACAAAAACAAATTGGATTACGATTGTTGTTAAGACTGGTAGGCGGTTTTGCTAATGGTGGTGCTGTTGGATATGCTAATGGTGGTGCTATAGGATTTGGCGGTGCACGAGCAGGCGGTGGAGCAGTAGGAGGCAGTAATGCGTTCTTGGTTGGAGAAAGAGGACCAGAGTTGTTCATACCCAACACAGCAGGCACGATAGTATCCAATGAAACAATGGGCAGTAGAATGGGTGAAACAAATATAAACTTTAACATCAATGCCATAGATGCACAAGGATTTGACGAATTGTTATTGTCAAGAAAAAATTTAATTGTTGGTACAATACAACAGGCATTTAGACAGCAGGGTAGGAGACTTGCTTAATGGCACTGGAAAACAGCATAAGAGCAATCAATTGGCGGAGCAACGTTGAGACAATTAAAAATGTTGCGTTAAGCGGCAAGAGATACACTGCAGATTTTGGACATCAATTTTGGAGTTTTACGATACAAACACCTCCACTTACTAGAACACAGTTTCAAGACGACTTTGCAGTTTTATTCAATGACACTGAAACTGGTGCAACAATTGACGTAAAGCCAGGTATACTGCATGATGGAAAAGGAAGGGTAAGTGCAACAGTGCAAACATCTGGGACTTTTTCCATTGCCCAAGTGGCGGCTATGGGTGACAATATTCAAATAAATCTCGATGACACATCGGGTGCTGGTATGTTATTAACTTACGGTGATTTTTTACAATTTGGTACACACAAAAAAATTTACATGATAAATGACAACAACGTGCCTTTGGATCCAGCAGTATACGGAGGTGCTCCAACAGGCACTGATAGAGTTTATATCTTTCCACCGTTCATTGAACCTATTGCTAATAATACAAGTGTTAAATTTAATGATTTGAGTGTGCAAGTAATTGCTATTGGAGAAACAAACAGTTTTAGCACAAACCAAGATGGATTGTTTGTGTTTGAAAAAGAAGTCAGGGAGGTTTTTTAATGAGCTCAATTAGTGCCGGTGGAACGTTTGATGATACTGGCAAAACAATAACATACAAGGTGTTAAATTTTAGAAGTATAAATTATGGAATAGGCGTAATTGACTCGTCCCAAACAGCAAAACAAAAATTTTTAGGACATCGTTGGGGTTTTACTTTAGAGTCACCACCATTGCTGAGGTCGGAAGCATTTGAAGTTATGGAAAGGAAATATACCGGTCAAGAAACTGCTACCATGGCACTTCCAGTGCTTTCTGACCCTAGTGGCACGGCAAGTGGCACTGTAACTGTGCAACTATTGTCTAGCACATCACCTGCCTACAATTACACCAAAGGAAGCACAACAATTCCAGTAGCAGGCGGAAGTGGCACACTAAAGAAAGGTGACTTTATTAAATTCGATGACCATAGTAAAGTATATCAACTAACAGCAGATACTAATCTAGATGGCTCAAGTGTAGATACTATTTCAATATTTCCTGCATTGTTTCAAACACTAACAGCAACCACAGTTAATTACGACACCGGGGTCTTTTGGACAGTAAGTAACACTAGTGATCAAATTGAAATCAACATGGATGAAAATGGATATTTTGAATTCAGCATAGATTTTGTGGAGGACGTATAATGCCAAGATTCGATTTTACTGCTGGCCAAAATAAATTACTTTTAGAAGCGTTAGAAAAACGTAAATTGAGGATAATGGACCTTGTGCGATTAGAATTGCCTAATGGTATAGTAAAAAGATTTACTAATTCTAGTTTTGATGTAATTTCAAATCTTGTTGATGGTAGCACAAATGAAACATACCTAGCAGGACAAGGTTACTTGTCACACAATGCATTACCTTTAACATCACAAATAAATGCTAACAGGGTTGAAATAACTTTTAGTGCTGTGGAAACAGATTCATCTGCAACAGCGGAACCAATAGCAAGAACTTTGTTAAACAATGCTGTGTCTGGTGGCACAGTGCATATCATAAAAAGAGTTGATCCAAGAACACTTGCTACTGCTGGTTATGAATTTTTAGCGTTTAAGGGTTTGATAGACAATGTCTCATACAAAGTTACAACAGATGATGCACTGGTAACAGTTTTTTGTGGTGGTCCTTTTTCAAACTTTGATAGGACTGCAATTTATGGTTTCACAAACACAGCATCACAACAAAAACTGTTTGCTAATGACACAGGATTTGATTTTAGTGCAAACAATGTAAGCAACATAAGGTGGGAAGAATAAAATGGGTATATGGAGTAGGGTCAAAAGGCGTGCGTCAAAACTAATTCCTAATGAGATCAAAAGACCTGTAAAAGCCATAGTTGATCCAGTTTTAGATTTAGGTTCATCAGTAATAAAAGCGGTTATATCACCTTTCACAGGTGGTTTTGACTTGCCTGATACAAGTATCAACACAGACATAACCAGTGCAGAGATAAAAGCGGCTACTGTGGTTGATTTCAACGCGGCTAATAAAGCAGTGCCGGTGTTGTATGGTGACAGATTAGAAACAGCCACAATACCTGTGTTCATTGGCACATTTGGGGACAACAGTGCAGACACATCCAAACAATACTTGTACATGGCGGCAGTTATATCACAAGGCTTTCACGGTGCTAACACAGACATAGGTGGCAGTGCAATTAATGGTGCAATGGGTAGTTTGCTTTCTAGAATGATTATTAATGGCAAACCTGTCCACCTAGGTGGCCTAACAAACACTGCTAATCCAAACTATTCGCAAGGTTATGATGGAAGTACAGCATTGAATTTACAAAACGCTAATGGCGGCATATTTGCTTCAGGTAAGGGTGGTGTGCAACCCACACAGCATTCAATAACCAAAGGCACATTCGCTAACAGATTAAAAATACAATATTTCGATGGCAGTGCTGATCAACCTGTTTCATCACTGTTGAACGAACACCCAGATTGGAGTCCAACTGGACAAAGCAAACTGAGTGGCATGCACTATGTGGCATTAAGATTTTTGATACAAGCGGCTGACGTTACTGTGGGTGGTTCGGATGGAAATGGCACATATGGAAATCCATACTCTGGTGTACCTGCTGTTGTGGTAACAACCAGCGGAAGAAGTATACCTAATATTATTTCTAGCAAAGCGGCAGATCCAGGATTTGAAGAAAGATTCGACACTGCCTATGCAGACAAAGAAAAAACAAGATTTATTTCTTATCATTTGTCTGTTACTACTCCAAACTCGGATGGTGAGATAGGTACGGGTGGTTTGGGTGTGCAACAAAAAAATGCTGTCCACGTGGAAACTGTGCCAACAGACACACAAATAGAATTCCAAAGGTTTGACAAGTTTCAAAGAGAAAAATTTTCAGATGGAAGCACACAGCCTAAAAATATACACAATATTTTGTACAACCTCGGTTGGACATATGATTATGTTTTCTTTTATCCAGGCACCATAGGACTGACTGGTGATACAAGTGCTTCAGGTACTACATTTGGCGGCGTTAGTAGCGTAACTGGAAATTTTAATGCATTTGGGTCTATTTGGTTAAAGCACGTGGGTGGAGGACACTATCAATTGGCCAGCACATGTGCTACTAGTTTTAAGGCTACGGCGTTAAGTGGTGCATTTACATTTTTTGGCTACACAGCAGATAATTTAACAGCACGAAGAATTAACCAGCAATACATTGTGGACGACATAGGCACAAGCACAGCAGAATACACATTTTTTGCACCAGACAATGTTTTACAAGATATTGAAAACTTGCGAGGCGCTATTGACACTGGTGATATGAAATTTAGAGTGAGGGTAAGAGAAACAAATCAAAACGATCTATACAATATCACTGCTTTGAATCTTAACAGTGCCAATGGTTATATAACGTTGGGACTTACCAATGAAGACAGTTCTAAACCTTCGGATGATTTTTACGCAAGTGTGCCATTAGATGCAGAACTTTATGTTGAAGTTGGTATCAACAGCGGCAACATTGATAAGTTTCCTACAAGTTGGGACGTAACTTTTGTCGATGGTGCTTACAAAACAGAAGGTTTAGGGTATCAGGGATATCGACCAGACAACTGTGTAGTAGAATACATTTTAGATTATTTGTTGAATCCAAATTATGGTTTTGGCTTAACATTGGATCAAATCGATCGTACAAGTTTTGTAAATGCCGGCATTGCAATGGATAGGTTGCCAGAATTTAAAGATTTTGATAGAACTATATTCCACATCGGTGGATCAGAGAT